GTCAACGGGCGGGCGTTGATGGTGATGACCGATTGGGTGGCTAGCGTTTTAGGCATGGTGTTGGGGGTGGGAGATTAGCGCTTGATGGCCTTCGGGGGGAGGCGGTCGACGATCGCCTTGTGGACGGTCGGCCCGGACTTGACCAGGAGCACGTTGTAGCCGACCGCGAAGCCGACGACGAGGAGGATGGGGAGGAGGAGTTTCATGTGGTGTTGGTTGGAACGTCCCGACCCTAGGGTTGATGTTTTATTCCGTCAAGCCTTTTGACTGAGTTTCCAAATACCCCGTTCCGAGCCCCCGTTTGGAAACCCTAGCCAGCCCCCGCCCTGCCCCATTAGACCCCTCTGCCTTGCCCTAGGAGGCGTTTTCTTTCCGAAGACGCAGGAAGACCGCCACCCCCACCCCTAGGCACCCGACCGACAGGGCCCAGCCTAGGTCGCGGCAGGTCTTCAGGGCCAGCGTCGCGGCGCTCAGGTTCCTCTCAAGGTTCTTGTCGTCTGACTTCGTCCCGGCGTCGGTGATCAGCATGACCATGGCGTTCGTATCCTGGAACGACCGCAGGACGAAGTCGCAAATCCAAGCGGAGGTCGCCGCCGCCACGAAGGCCGCGAGCACCAGACCGCAGACCGCGAGCAGCAGGTTCTTATCGGCGCTTGGTCTTTCCTTTGCCGGCGGCACGGTTTCCTCCCTTCGTTACTTTGGCGACCTCGGCCTCGCCCTTGGCCTTGATGTATTTCAGAAGGTAGTCGAGACACTCGGGGGCCGCGTACCCTGCCGCGCCGACGGCGGCCATCCTCAGCCCGGTGCTTTGGATGTGGTCTTGAACGGCGTACCCGACCAAGGCCGCGGTGATCGCGGCGGCGAGTACCCGGCGCACGACCCAGCCGAAGGTCACGGGCTCGGTCGAGAGCAGGAGCCGGGCCGTCATCGCCAAGCCGCCCAGGATGGACGCCACGACGCCGTCCTTCAGCTCGGGCGGGATGTCGTCGGGGTTGACGGGGCTGGCGCTCATTCGGTGATGCGGACGGGAGTCGTGTGTTTCCCTTGCACGACGCGGCGGTAGTTCTGCGACCAGAGGACGCGGCTCACGACCTTGCCCGCCCGGTCGACCTCCTTCTCGGTCATGTCGGGGAAGGCGATGTGCAGCGCCTCGTGGCAAAGCACCTCCAGCTCACGGGGCGGGGACAGCCGAGGGTCGACCTCGATGAGCGGACGCTTGGGGTCAATGGTCGCCTGACCCCACGCACGTTCCCGGCCCAGCGGGCGGAAGACGACCTTAACCTTTTTGGTCTTCTTGCGCGGCATCGGGGCAGGGAGGTTTGCGGAACTGCAGCCAACCGAAGGCGAGGCCGACGACGACGAGCAGCCCGACCGCGGGCAGGAAGTAGGGGGAGTTGAAGACGAAGGGCAGGGAGCCGATGGCGCCGCCAATCAGGAAGGCCGCACCTGCCCGGAGGTACTGCCCCAGGAGGGCCATGGCAAGCGCCGCGAGGAAGCAGATGCCGGCGGCCACCGCGAAGGCGTTGCGGACTCCCTCCGTCCTGACCTGCTCGACCTCGGCCTTCAGCGCCGTGATCTGCTTGTTGGCGTTGTCGAGGGCGGCCTTGTTCTTCTGGGCGTCGGCCTCGGCCTTGGCGAAGTTCGCGTCGATGACGGCCAGCAGCTTGCGGCCCGCGTCCTCCGCCCGCTTGTACTCCTCGGGGTTCGCCCGGGTCACGCGGTTGCGGACGTAGTCGAGCGTCTGGGCGTCGGGCTTCGGGAGGTAGGCCAGCGCCACGCCCGTCTCGGCCTTGACGACGTCGGGCTTGTCGGCGTTCTCGCGGGCGATGGTCACGGCGGCGGCGACCCGCTGGTCGGCCTTGTCGATCTGCGTCCCGAGGGTGCCGAGGTCGGCGGTGGGCGTCCCCGTGCCGGTCGTATCCTGGGCAGGAGTGCAGGCCACAAGGGCCAGCAGGGTCATGACCAAAATACGATGCATCGTAAAATGGTCACTTCCCCTTAAGAGCGTCTAGGAGGCGCTTGCCTTCGGCCTCCGTGGACTTCAGGCGTTCGGCGTGCTTGCGGGCCACGAGGAGACCGGCGACGAAGCCGCCGAGCAGGGACAGGGTGACTGAGATGATGTAGAGCATGGGATTAAAGTCGGGAGAGAAGGGCGGCGAGCTGGGCCTCGAGTTCCGCGATCCTGTCGCCGTCGGACTTGACGGGGGCAGGTTCCATGTAGGCAACGCTGACGAGATATTCGTCGGTCATCTCGGGATTGCCGAGCACCTTGCGCCCGTCCTCGCATGTGATGGACAGGCCGTCGTCGGCCCGCGTCCAGGTCAGCCCGTTTTGGTCGATGTATTGGGATGCCATGTTTAGAATGAAATAACGACTACCATGCCAGCACCACCAGCACCGCCGGCACCAGACGGCGTCCCGTTGTCGCTAGCGGCCCCGCCACCACCACCGCCGCCAGGCTGAGCGCCAGCCGCCCCTGCCGTTGAGCCTCCATTCGCGGCGCTCCGGTATCCGCCACCGCCGCCACCGGTACCGCCAAAGTATGAAGTGACTCCGCTTGTTCCGGTAGTAGGCGCCAAAAGTGTAGTAGCACCAGCACCGCCAGCGACAGCAGTTGTAAATCCACTTGCGCCAGAAACGGCAGCAAACCGGCCACCGCCTGCACCGCCTAGCCCGCTGAATGTGTTGTTGGAAGTACTTCCGCCACCGCCGCCGCCGCCAGTAGGCAAGTCGAACATGTACCTATCGAAAGTAGAGTTTGCTGGTGCGGCGCCGGATGTGGTGGATCCATTTCCACCACCACCAACCTGGCTCAAGTTCGGCAAGAAACTACCAAACAGGTTGAATGTGTTAGGAGAATAAGTAGGAGCAGTCACAGCCGCCCCTGTGCCCCCATTGGCTAAATTGCTGGAAGGAGAGGCTGTCAAAGTTCCAAAGATTGAAGCCGTACCAAGGCCGCCTTGGTTTCCGTTTGTGCTATCGGTAGTGACAGAAGCCCCGCCTGCACCGCCTGATCCGACAGTAACAGTTACGGTCGAAGCCAATGTCGAAAGCGGAACGAACATTTGGATGAAACCTCCGGCAGTACCGCCGGCGCCTCCGCTTCGAGTGACAGTTGACGCAAGTCGTGAGCCAGAGCCTCCGCCGTTACCACCTGCCCAGACCTTTACGAGAGCCATCGTTTTTCCGGATGGCTTTGTCCATGTCGCGGTGCCAGGAGTCGTAAAGACCTGAATATCTGCGCCAGAACCGCCGCCGCCGCCAGCCGTGGCCCAGGTCAAATCCCAGTTGGTGTTGCTGGCCTTCGCGAGCACCTGCCCGGTCGTTCCGCCGGAGGGGACGAGCTTCGTGGCAGGCTCCACCGCCGCCGTCCCGAGCCCGAGGTTCGTCCGGGCCGTGGCCGCGTTGGCTAGGTCAGAAAGGTTCGACGCCTTGGCAAGGTATGCCGCGTCAGAGGCCGAGGTCGTCGCCAGCCCCAAGGTGGCCGCGCTCTTGTTCTTCCAGAGGTTCGTCGACGACTCGTAGGCCAGCAGGTCGTTGTTGGTCTTGCTCGCGATGGCGACGTCGTGCAGCTCGTCGAGCTCGTAGCCATTCTGGATGCGGACTAGCATCGAGCCCTGATTGGCGTGCGAGCGCTCGATGACGCCGACATACACCAGATGGTCAGGGGCCGAGGGCTTCGTCGCCGTGAAGGTGCCCGCGACAGTCGGGGAGAGGTAGACCTGCGTCCCCGCCGCGTAAGCCGAGGTGTCGAGGTTCTCCAGAAGGCCTGAGGTGACCGCGTAGCCGTTCTGGTTGTTCGGGATGTTCTCCAGGAGAACCGCGAAAGTCTGCGCCGAGGTCGCGTCCCCGGTCGCAAGCGCCTTGGTGACTGTCACCTTGTTCCCGGCGGCGCCGTTGACGTAGACGACCGTCCCCTTGTCGAGCTGCGCCCCGGTCTCGTTGCGGACTTGGTTGCGGACTTGCAGGGCGAAGGGCGTGACCCAAGTCGTGTTATAGTCCGTCGTGTCAATCTTGGAGAGCACCTGCCCGTCCGTGCCGCCGATCGGGACGCCCGCACCCGTTGCGCCCGTGGCCCCGGTCTGGCCTTGCGGGATACCGAAGTTGAACACCGCCGCCGAGGACGTGCCGACATTCGTGACCGTAGCCAGCGAGCCCGGGGCGAGCGTGGTCGTCGTGCCTGCCGCGATGGTAGCCGCGTCGCCCTGAGCGCCCGGGGTCCCGAGTTCGATGGTCAGGGAGGCAGGCGCCGTCCCGAGGACGGAGAGCGCAAGCGTGCTGTCAGACCCGTCGACCTCAACGGTCAGCGAGCCCAGAACCAGCGAGGTGACGGTGATGCTGCTCATCGGTTAGTCGGTGACTTGGTCGATGATGGCGAGCCGGAAGGTCTCGGAATAGAACACCGTCCCGCCGTAGACAAACTTGATGTCCGACCGGGCATTGCCCAGGGCGAAGCCGGCGGTCGTCGCCGAGGGCAGGCTTGCCACGAAGGACAGGCCGTTGCCCGCCATCGTGATTGTACAGGGGTAGACCGTCCCGCCAGCGTCGATGATGTCGGTCGTCACCGTGGTCGTCAGCAGATTGGCAGGGCCGCCAGCCGCCGGTGTGTAGGTCACGGTCGCCGAGTAGGTCGTCCCGCGCTTGAAGGTAACGGAGTTGCTCATCAGAGAATGTCCTCGTAGACGATGCAGGGGATTTGGGCCGCCGTCTGGACGGTCGAGCCCGTGGTCTGCGTGGTCGAAATTTCAAGGGTAGCCTCGGCTGACGCGGCGCCTCCCAGAAGGGTCGTGACCCCAGCGGTCGTCATGTCCAGGGTGATCGCGTAGCCGGTAAAGGAGATGAGGCCTGCGCTGTTGGCGGTCAAAGCGGAAGGCGGGGCATAGGTTGGCGCCTTCCATTCGATGTCCCAAGTAAAGTTGCCGACCTTGGTCACGCTGAAATTGGACGCCGAAAAGCCGCCTTGGGCGGTCATGATATTGGTCAGGTCGGTGGCCGTGGCGTTGACGCTGATCGGGCCCATCAAAAGCGAGCCGCCATAATTGAGAGCGAACGTCCCGCCCTTGGGGTCGGGGCTGATGGTCACGCGGTCAATCTGGTTCACGCCCGAGGAGTAGGCGACGACCGTCGAGACGCTGGCCGACGCGGCGCTGAGGGCCGTCAGGCCGCTGGTCGAGGTAGCCACCGCGGAGGACGTGCCGATGGCAACGTTGACCGAGGCGAGGCCGCTGATGACGACCTCCTGATAGGGGGCCGACCCGTAGTTGTTCGGCTTGACGAAGTAGACGTTAAGCACCGACTGGTCGCCCTTGAAGAAGGCCGGCGAGGTCAGGGGGCTGACGTCCTGAAAGGACTTTGACGCGACGCCGTTCTCGACGTCGACGAACAGGCTATAATTCGTGTAGAGGGCCATCGGCTTTAACCTTGCCCCGAGGGCAACTTACGGCGCCGTGACCGACGTGATGTAGAAGTCGTCAACGTAAGATAGGTATCCGACCGTGTCCGGGATGAGCAGGTCGACGACCTGGTAAGGAGACCCCGTGCAGGTGGTAGCGTCCAGCGTGACCGTATGCGTCACGGTCTGGTCGAAAGCCGCAGTCCCGTATGTGAAGGTGTGCTGCCCGTAGGTGCCGGTGACATAGGTCAGCGTCAGGTCGACCTTCCAGATGTCGAGGTTGATGACAATCTGAGCCCCGTCGTTCCAACATTCCGGCTCGGGAGCGTCGACGAAGATGCGGACGAAACTTTGGTAAGTATAATTTGAGTCACCGCCAACCCCGGGATCATTCGGTTGCGCGCCCGTGTTGTAACTCATCAGAATTGACTTGCCGCTAGTCGAGTCCACGAGGCCGTTGTTATAATCAAAAGACGCCGAGGTGTCAGGCCAATCGGCAGGTGTGAAAAGATACCCGGCGCCGGTCGTATCCCAGTCATAGGCCGTCTCACCAGTCCAGCGCGGATAAATCACGCCAGTCCCTAGCCCTCGGTCGTCGGAATAAAACGGGCTTCCGGCAATAGGGGACGGCGGGAAGCCAGAAGAAACATTATTGCTCATCACTCCGCCAATCAGCACGCCGTAAAGTCTGGGCGCAGGACCAGGACAAGAAAGCACGCCGTTAAAACCTCTGACCTTTCGCATGATCTCGTCAGGCGTGGTCGACGGGTAGTCTAGACCATATTCGCGGTTTTGCCCGCTGGCGTTATTAATCGGTCGATAAGAGAAAGAGCCGAACCCTGGCGGAGTCGTAGACAGGTCGCCGAGAAAGCACAATGGCAGACCGATACGCTTTGCCAGGATGGTCTCGGTGACGGGCATCAGATGAGGCTGAAAAAATACTGAGCGCCGCCGGTGCCGCACTTGAACCGCTCGCCGAATTGGCTGCCGCTGACGTACTGGCTGACCGCCCCGGTCGAGTTGTCCACCGAGGCCAGGAGCAGGTAAGCCGTGTTATCGTCGCTAGTCTGCGCTGTCGTGTCGTGCATGATGATCGGGCTGTCAGGGAAAGGCGGCGGCGTACCCGTGGCGCCGACAGGCATCTCAAGGTAGATGTACACAGTCGTCGGGCTCGCAGAATTGCCGATGTTCAGCGTAGGCGCAGGGACGGCCGAGAGCTGATTGCCGCTCATCGTCGGCTCGATGTTGTTGATGGTGCCAGGGACGACGCGTACGATGTAGTCCGACCCTGACTTCGAGCAGAACACCTTGAACGGGTGCGGCTGCGTCTGGTAGACCCAAGGCTCGTCGATGACCAGCGTGGCCGTCCCGCCAGAGCTGGAGAACGTATAACCTACTCCGGGTTGCAGGTTCATGGTCAGGTGTTGATGGTGTAGACTTGGGTCAGGTACCCTTCCTTGTTGAATCGGATCTCGTAACTGATCTTGTACAGCATCCCGTAGTCCTCGAAACTGACGTTGGACAAAAGCAGCTGCGGGGTCTCGTCGGAGGCTTGGAAGTTGTCCCCGAGGTAAGCGGGCAGCAGGAAACGATAGCCCTCGGGAGCACGGCCGCTAAAGGCCACGCCCACGTATTTGCGGAGGCTCACGACGTTACCGGCCTTGGTCGTGTAGAGCACGCCGTTGAAGGACGACACCGGGGCGAGATACGACGTGCGCTTGTAAAGTTTCTTTTCCTCGTTGGTCGTCGTCCCGAAGAACCCTTTGAACAAGGGCTTGTTGGGCGACTGACCATCGTTGCCAAAGACAGCGCCGTTTAGGCCGGCGAAGGCCGGGGTGTTCGTACCGTCAGGGGAAGGGCAAGAGGTGTAAGGGGCCGGGCCAGCGATGCCGCCAGACTTAAAGAAGTTAGGGTGAGAGGTCAGCGGCTCGGCGCTAAGGGTCGAGGTTCCGCTGACGTTAGGCTCAGTCCAGTCCCCGTTCTCGATGCCGCAATAATCGGCGGTGATGATCGCGACGTCCAGAGGGCCATAAGCCACGCTGACCTTGTGACACTTCAGGCGGGCGTCCGGCTGGAAGATATCGCCGCGCTTGATGGCGTTCGCCGCCCGGGCCTTGTCCACCTTGTAGGTCGCCTTGCACGTCAGGAGGCCGTACCCGTCGTTCTCGATGGAGTAGCCGGCCTGAAGAAGCGGGGTGGTCAGGGCGTCACCCTTGGATACTTTAGCCATAAATTAGCGGGGGAGGTTGAGGCGACGGGCAGAGGGGAAGAACTTTTCGGTCTTGAAGCCGGACTCGGCCTGGTCGCGCTCGATGATCGTGCGGAGGCTGTTCGCCATGTCCTCCTGGACTGAGAGCTGCTTGGTCGCGACATCCAGCTGCGGGCTCATCCCGACGCCGACCACGTTGCTCGCAATCTCCGGGATTTTTGATGCGGTCGGGCCAGCAGTCTGCGCGGCGGCGGCCTCTGCGGCGGCCCGCTTGGCGATATCCCCGGCGAGCAGGGCGTCAATCTTGGCGCGAACCTCCGGGTCGACGGCCATCATCTGAGCCGACGCCTTCGCCTGAGCGCCTGCCGTGATGGCGCCGATAATCGGATTTAGAAAAGAGAACGGGCCTGCGCCAGTTGTGATTGCGGTCGGTGTTTTTCCGGCCTCGCGCATCATCTGCTGACCTCGCGGATCACTAGAAAGGAACTCGGCATAGCCGAGCTGCGAGCCGACCGCTCCCTTGATTTTGGACTCACGCTGCTTGCTGCGTTCGTCAGCCTGGATGATTGCCTCACGTGCTCCTGCACCGACGAACTTGGAGTTTTCCGCTTCCTTGGCGAACTCTCGTGACTCATTGGCGAACTGACGAGCCTTCTCGAATTGGTCAGTCATGAAACTGAGAGCCTTCTGCACCAGCACCATCGGGGCCACGAAGCCGAGGGCGATGTCCTTGAAAGCCTCCTTGAACTTCTTGGACAGGCCATTGGCGGCGCCCTCCAGACCTTCCATCGACGCCTTCGCCTTCGCCATCTTCTCAGGCACGTCCGACTTGCCGGACAACTCCCATTCTAATTTGCGGCCCATAGTCTTTAACCTTGCTGGGTAGGCAACTCCCCTCGGCGGATGGCCTCCATCATCTCCTCCTCCTCGGTCGTCAACAGGTTGACCCTCGCCCCGGCCCGCGTCGAGAAGGCCGTCGACAGCCATATGGCTTGCACCTCGGGCATCTCCCACGCCCTTTGCTCGTCGATGCCGTTGGCGACCAGGTTCGTCACGATCATCAGCGGCCAAGGGATGCCGACACCGTCAGCCGAGTCCGTCGACTTCGGGCCGTCCCAATACTTCGGCCATGCGTCCAGGTGGCAATGCGCGACGAACCGGGCGACCTCAGCCGCGAACTTCTCCGGCTGGTGCTCCAGCGCACGCACCCGCACCGACTCCCAGAAGCCGAGCCGAAGGTCGGTGTCCTCGGCGCAGACCTTGGCCGCCAACATCAGCGCCGTCGGCGTCACCCCTTCCTCGCCAGACTTGACCAGGGGCGACTCGATGGAAAGCAGCCGAACCCGGTGCTTCAGGCAAAAAGGAAAGACCCGCTTCCCGAGGATTACCCTGGAGGACGGGTCTCTGAACGCCCGCAGGAAACGATTGTCCACGGGGTGAGTCAAAGCCCTTGCAGGGCTAGGTCAATCAAGCCGGCGTGATGCCTTCAAAATCAACCGCCGTGATGCTGTACTTCACGAAGTCCTTGTTGGTGCCCTTCTCCTCGACCTTCGTGATGACGCCGACAAAGGTATTGCTGGCCGTGCCGGAGGGATAGGCGCCCTTCGCGGCGACCGTGAAGGTCAGCGTCGCGCCGAGGGCCGGAGGGGTCGCGGAGGTGGTCTTGACCACGCCCTCGACCGTCAGCTCGGTCTTGCGGTCGTCGTACCGCTGGGTCTTCGTCAGGCCGGACTCGTCCTGGACGAGGTTCTCGTTATTGAACGAGGCGGAGACGGTGTAGGACTGAACGAACAGGTCGGTCGCCGTACCAGCGACACCATAAACACAGGAGGTTCCTTGAGCGACGGCGGCCATTTGTCTTTGCGGGCGGGGGCAACCTTACG